GACTGGTTTGCCAATAGTGGAAAAGACTGATGCCAATACCGACTAAAGCCATGCGCGAGGAAGCTCAACGCGGTCTAGATTGGCGGCGTGAGTTTGGGCGCGGCGGTACTGAGGTTGGTATCGCAAGGGCGCGAGACATTGTTCGTGGCGCGAATTTGTCGGGCGAAACCATCAAGCGCATGGTGAGTTACTTTGCCCGCCATGAAGTAGACAAGGACGCCGAGGGTTTCCGACCCGGCGAGGATGGCTACCCTAGCAATGGCCGTATAGCATGGGCGCTATGGGGCGGCGATGCCGGTCAATCGTGGGCAAATAAAGAGGCTGCAAAGATGGAACGTGCTGCACCTAATGCTTTGAAAGAAGGTGATTTTGTAAGTTGGAATACCAGCGGCGGTCGTGCGCGTGGTCAGATTGAACACATTATGCGCGAGGGCGTACTAGGTATCCCTAATTCCGAGTTTAGTATCACGGCTACGCCTGATGACCCGGCTGCGTTGATTCGTATATTCCGAGGCGGCGAACCGACCGAGACTTTGGTTGGACATAAGTTTTCTACGTTGACCAAAATCAACCCGATTCGGTCTTACGAGGAACGTCCCTACCCGAACGAACACGCAGCACGTCTACAAGACCCCGACAAGTACGAACGCTTTGCACGTGAGAATGATGCTTTTGGTCGTGGGATTGACGCTATCTACGGTATCGTTGACAATACGTCTGAATTACAAGCAATCAGATTTGACAAAGATTTGTTTACAGTTGATGAGGCGCGTGCTTGGTTGGCTGACCACGATTACGACCCGATTGAATTTGAACCAGCGACCGAAAGGGCTGATATGGAACGTCAAGAACCAACTACAGAGATTGATGAGGTGGCTGCTGAAGTCGCTGCGGAACTATCTGAAGAAGTCGTGGCGGCAAGCCAAGACGAGGAAGTGGGCGAAACGGAAGTTACGGTGGAGACCGAGGAACGCCGCGCCGTGGAGTTGGTGCATCGCGCCGATTCGATGGATGCACAAGTGGTCGATGAACGCCGTGTGCAAATGGCGATTTCGTCTGAACAACCCGTGGAACGGTCATTTGGGAAGGAAGTCCTAGACCATTCTGCCGAATCTATTGACCTGAGTTTCTTGAACTCCGGTCGCGCACCTTTGCTGTTAGACCATGACCCTACGCAGCAAATCGGTGTAATTGAATCTGTAGACCTCGATGGCTCGGCACGCAGGTTGCGTGCGACCGTGCGCTTTGGAAAAGGCGCATTGGCTAATGAGGTGTACGGTGATGTCGCTGACGGTATTCGCAGCAATGTGTCCATTGGCTACGCTATCAATAAGATGACGAAAGACAAAGATGGGCGCACTTACCGCGCAGTCAGTTGGCGACCGATGGAAGCCTCTATCGTTTCGATTCCTGCCGATACGTCAGTCGGTGTGGGTCGTTCGCTGGATGCGGTCATCAATGAAGCCATCGAGGTAGAAGAACCTCAAATTGAAATGACGGTCGAAGCCGAACGCGCTGAAACCACAACTGAAAAGGAAACCAAAATGGAAGAAGTAAAAGTGCAGGTCGAAGACCAGCAAGTGCGTCAGTACGATGCCCCGGTGCAAGCCGACATTGGCATGACCAAACCCGAAGTCAAGCGTTATAGCCTCTTGCGTGCTATCAATGCTTTGGCTAATCCCACGGACCGCAATGCTCAGCGTGCTGCTGCTTTTGAACTTGAGTGTTCCGAGGCCGCGCAGCGCCAATATGGTCAATCGGCTCAAGGCGTAATGATTCCCGGCGAAATCCTCGCTACGTGGAACAAGCGTGACTTGAATACCTCTGACGATGCTGGCTTGGTTGCCCAAAACTTCCGTCCCGGCGACTTTATCGACGCCTTGCGTAACGCCTCCAGCGTGATGCAAGCCGGTGCAACGATGCTGACTGGATTGTCGGGCACGGTCAAAATCCCGAAGAAAACCACGGCCTCTAGCGGCGGTTGGGTTACTGAGGGTTCGGCCACCAGCGAAAGCGAAATGGTCACGAGTTCGGTCACGATGGCTCCCAAGACGGTGGGCGCTTTCACCGACATCAGCCGCTTGATGATGATGCAAACCTCTCTCGATGTGGAAGCCTTGGTGCGCCAAGACCTGTCCGATTCGATTGCGCTTGCTATCGACTTGGGCGCTTTGGCTGGTAGCGGTTCTAGCGGCCAACCCACCGGCATTAAGAACACCAGCGGTATCAATGCCCCAACCGACTTTGCGGCTGCTAACCCGACTTTTGCTGAAGTGGTGGCGATGGAGACTGCGGTTGCCGAGGACAATGCCCTGCGTGGCAACTTGGCCTACATCCTGCCTGCCTCGATGTACGGTGCGCTGAAGACCACCACCAAAGACTCGGGTTCGGGTCAGTTTGTTGTTGCCCCTGACGGGACGATGAACGGGTATCGTGCGATTGTTTCCAACCAAGTGACCGCCGGTGACTTGTACTTTGGTAACTTTGCCGACCTGCTAATTGGTATGTTTGGTGGCTTGGACATCATCGTTGACCCCTACACGGCCTCCAGCGCCGGTACGGTTCGCGTTGTTGCCCTGCAATCGGTCGATGTGGCGGTTCGCCATGCCGTATCGTTCGCTTTCAACAATGACGGTGCGTAAGTAACCAACTGGGGGCGGGGTAGCAATATCTCGCCCCTTTTCTTATGAAATACCAAATACTAAAAAGCACACGAACCAGCCAAGGCAATGCGGCCATTGGCGATGTGGTTGAACTGAGTGCAGATGAAGCACGGGAATTGATGGCATACGGCAGAATCAAGCCCCACGATGAGTCGCAGATTGTTGACCGTTCGGTGGGATTGGAAGTGTCCGAAGAAAAGGTGGTCCGCCGTGGGCGTCCACGCAAGGTGTTCTAAATGCCCGTAGAAAGCGCAGATGACCGCGCAGCAATGCTTGCTGACTTTGGCGAGTCCATCACCTACACGGTGCAGGGCGGGTCTGCTGCCACGATTACGGGCATCTTTGACAACCAATACGTTGAGGTTGATTCGGGCGGCGAGGTAGGCTTTGCCGTACAACAACCACGCCTGACGGTACGCACGGCTGATGTCCCGAACTGCACCGAGGGCGATACCTTTGTGGTCAATAGCGTGACCTATCTAAGTCGCATCGTGCAGGACGATGGCACGGGCATAACCCTGATTGCGCTTGAGAAACAATGAGTCACGTTCGCAAACTGATTCGTGATAACGTAGTGACCACGGTTACCGGGTTGACCACTACGGGTAGCCGCGTATATAAAACCCGCCTCTATCCATTGGAAACCGGCAAGTTGCCCGGTCTATGTGTGTACACGAAATCAGAGGCGACAGAATATGCAACTATGACCCAACCGCGCACGCAGATGCGGGTGCTGGATGTAATGGTTGAGGCTTATGTGCAAGGGACAGATGATGCCCTTGATACCATCGCGGTCGAAGTCGAGGAAGCCTTGGCGACCGACACGACCCGTGGTGGTTACGCAAAAGATACCGAGGTGGTGGACTTTGAAGCCGACTTTAGCGGCGAGGGCGAGAAGCCATTTTCGGTTGGACGCTTCACGGTACGGGTGACCTACATGACCGTGGAGAATGATGTTGAAACTGCCGTATAAAACGGTAAAATCTGCTTGTTGAATAGGAGTCCTAACAATGGCTACACACAAAGGTTCAGAGGGAACGGTCAAGGTCGGCAGCAACGCCGTGGCCGAGGTTCGTTCGTTCACCATCACCGAAACGGCTGACACCATCGAAGATACCTCGATGGGCGATTCGGCACGCACCTACCTTGCCAGCCTGACTAACTTCACCGGCGACCTGTCGGTATTGTGGGATGAGACTGACTCGGATGGTCAAGGCGCGCTGACGGTTGGGTCATCGGTGACGTTTAACGTCTACCCAGAGGGCAGCGACTCAGGCGACACCTACTTGACCGGCACGGCTATCGTGACCAGCAAGTCGGTAACCGCATCGTATGATGGCTTGGTTGAATCCAGCATCAGCGTGCAGGGTACTGGTGCATTGTCCACTAGCACGGTGGCTTAATGTCGCTAGGCAAACGCATCGCTGAAAAGCGACAAGCTAATCGCAAGCAGATAGAGGTTGTTGAGTGGGGCGAGGATGATGCGCCTTTGATTGTTTATGTTGGTATGCTGACCGCAGCCGATGTATCCAAGTTGCAACGCAAGTATCCCGGTTTTCTTAACAATCCGACCGTAGACGCCATGATTGATTTAATCATTATGAAAGCGGAGTCTAAAGACGGTGAAAAGTTGTTCACCCTAGAGGACAAGCCCTTTCTGATGCGCGAATCAATTACCTTGGTTAGCCGTGTTGCTGGCGAGATGTTTAGTACAGTTGAATCGGTGGAGTCGTTGGGAAACGACTGAAGTCGGACAGTATGAGGATGAACCTCATTGCCTTGGCTGACCGACTACATAAGACCATCGAAGAAATTGAGGAAATTAGCGTTACTGAACTGAACGAATGGGCCGCGTTCTACCAGTTGCGCGAACAAGCGAAAGAGTAACGCGCTATGGCTGGTAAAGACGTACAAATCAAGATTGGTGCGATTGACCAAACCAAAGCGGCATTTAATAGCGTATCAAGGTCACTAGGCGGGCTGCGGTCTGCCGTATTTAGCGTTCAAGGGGCGATTGTTGGTCTTATTGGTGGCGCGACCATCAAAAGCGTTGTAGACATCAATGCATCATTCCAGCAACTACAAGCCAGTTTGGTGACGTTCACCGGGTCGCAAGAAGCGGCCAATAAGCAGTTTGAGATACTGCGCCAATTCGCCTCTAAGACGCCATTCTCGCTACAAGAGGTGGTGGGCGGTTTCAACATCTTGGTTGCCAGAGGCATCAACCCTACGGTTGCTAGTTTCGAGGCGTTTGGCAACATTGCAGCCGGTGCTGGCAAGACCTTAAACCAATTCGTTGAGGCGGTTGCTGATGCGGCGGTGGGCGAGTTTGAACGACTCAAAGAGTTTGGTATCAAGGCCAGCGTTGAGGGCGATAAAGTAAAAATGACCTTTGGCGGTGTGACGCAAACCATTGCCAAGGATTCTGAATCTATCCTTGCCTACCTTGAGAAACTCGGCACGACCAAGTTTGCCGGGTCAATCGAACGTCAATCCCAAACATTAAGCGGTGCGTTTTCTAATTTTGGTGACGCCGTAGATGACTTGGCCGTGACCATTGGTAAGTCAGGGTTAAATGAATTTCTTGTGAATATTACTCGCGCATTGACCAATCTGATTAGTCGTTTATCTGAGGCGACAAAGGCTGGTTTGAGTTTTTCCGAGGCGATGAAGTTTGCCTTTGCAGATGAGGGACTTAGTCAAAAAATCCTGCAAAAAGAAAAAGAACTTGCAGCAGTTAACAAGCAATTAAGAGAGATTGGTGCTGCTGAAGACCCATTCGCGCAACTTCAGATAAGTAATTTAGAGGCAGATAGAACACGCCTTGAAAAAGAAATAGCAGCCTTAAAAAAGTTTACAGAATCTCAAGCGAGCACTACAGAAGAAGTTAAAAAAGCAGTTAAGCCTTTGGGCATCATTACGCAAGAGGTGCTGAAGTTTGAGGGCAACATGACCAACGCCGTTGAGTCGGTTATATCTTTTGGCGGCGAAACACGCGAACAAGTAAACGCGCTATACGAATACCAGCAAGCCATTCGCACGGTATCTGAGGAAATGCAATCGATGGCGGTGCGTGGATTGCAAACCCTAGAGGATAACTTGACCGCCGTGGCCATGGGCACGAAGTCTGCCAAGGATGCCTTTTCGGATATGGCGCGTTCTATCATTGCTGACTTGGTGCGGATACAGATTCGCAAGGCGATTGTTGAACCTTTCTCTGGCGTGTTGGATAGCGCATTGGGCAACCTATTTCCGGGTTCGCAAATGCCGTTCCCCGGTCGCGCGATGGGCGGCACGGTTACGGCTGGTCAACCCTATATGGTTGGCGAACGCGGCCCCGAGTTGTTTGTGCCCGGTCAAACTGGCACGATTGTGGCGAACGGTCAAGGGGGCGGTGCTGGTACTGTAATCAATCAAACCATTAACGTCACGACCGACGTGCAACAGACCGTGCGTGCAGAGATAATGACGCTGATGCCACAAATCGCTAACGCTACCAAGGCCGCGGTTGCAGACGCCAAGATGCGTGGCGGTTCGTATGCGGCAGCATTGAGGTAATCATGGCGATAACGTACCCGGTAACTTTCCCCGCAGTCGGCATACGGTCGATGAACATTCGCGCCCGTACCATTGTCGGCGTGTCTGCATCGCCGTTTACCGGGCAACAACAGGTCTACAAGCATCAGGGCGAGTGGTGGGAGGCCGAGGTCACCTTGCCGCCTATGAAGCGTGCCACGGCTGAACAAGTCGCTGCGTTCCTGATTAAGATGAAAGGCCAGTATGGGACGTTCCTGCTTGGCGACCCTGCCAATACATCCCCGCGAGGCGTGGGTACTGGTACGCCTTTGGTCAACGGTGCAAGTCAGACGGGTTCGTCTTTGGTGACCGATGGTTGGACTGCTGACACGACTGGGATACTTAAGGCTGGCGATTGGATACAGTTGGGGTCTGGGTCTACGACTACCCTGCACAAGGTCTTGGATGACGTTGATTCGGATGGGTCAGGCAATGCGACACTTGAACTATTCCCACGCATTAGGACTGCTGCTGACGATGACGCTGCGATTACAGTATCCAGTCCAAAGGGAATATGGCGGTTGGCATCAAATTCGATGGAATGGTCGATTGATGAGGCCAGCGTTTACGGCGTAACCTTTGCGTGCGTTGAGGCGTTGTAATGGCACGCGACCTGACCGCCAGCGTGCAATCTGCCATCGCTGCGGCAGAGGTCAAACCCATTCTTTTGTTTGAGGGCAACTTCTCTAGCGGCCCAGTCTACTTATGGTCTGGTTATGGTGACCTATCTTGGAATGGGCAGACATGGGAGGGCGTTGGTAATTTGGCTGCGGTCTCGCCAATCACTGAAAACGATGAGGTGCAAGCGAACGGAATATCGGTCAGTCTGCAAGGAATACCATCAGAGATGATTGCGCTGGCCTTACTAGAGGTTGGGCAAGGTAGGCTGGGGCGTATATACATTGGATTCCTAGACGCTAATGACGCGGTGATTGCTGACCCCGTGCTGGCCTTTGAGGGGCGCTTGGACGTGCCATCCATCGAGGAGGGCGGGGAAACCTCTAGCATTTCAATTACCTACGAATCCCGATTGATTGACCTGCAACGCCCACGGGAAACCCGATACACTAACGAAGAACAACAACGCCTATACCCAAGCGATGTTGGCTTTGAATACGTCCCTGCCTTGCAAGAGAAGGTCATCAATTGGGGACGCGGATGAGACTCGATGGTTGGGAGAAACGGCTAGACTCAATCATCCAAGCCAATGAACCATTTGCGTGGGGCACAAATGATTGTTGTATGTTTGCCGTTCGGTGTGTTGAGGCCATCACGGGCGTAGACCACGGTAAAAAGTATTGCGGTTATAAAACCGGCCTTGGTGCAATGAAGCGTCTCAATAAATATGGCGGCGTTGAGGGCATTGCTACTGCGTGTCTTGGCGAACCCAAGTCAATTAAGTTGGCTAAGCGTGGCGATGTAGTCATGCACAATATATCTGATGGCCTATCACTAGGAATCTGTCTTGGCGATAAAATCGCTGGCGTTGATGACGATGGGATTGTGTTTCTACCTGTATCTGCCGGGATACAGGCTTGGGGCGTCTGATGGCAAAGGTAGTCAAAGCAGCAGTGGTCGCAGCCGGAATAGCAA